GATTATTGGCATACCTACACTCTTCCGAGCTGGATACCAATGACTTAAGTCACGTTTTTGCCGGGAGTAGTGTCCCGGCAAACACTGCAAGAGCAGTCGTTGATATTGGCGAAATTAATTGCCAATTACCGACCTTTCCGGATCGACATGAATCCTGGATGGATTCTCACCCTATTTGTGTTAAGGGCGATAGTAAAACTTATTGTTTTGCTCCTGAATGGTTTTTGCATTCAGCCCTCCTTGCCAATTGTCATGGAGGAATCTTATATTTGGGTTTCAATTTTGCCCCAGGTGGAACGGTGGTCAGTCGTCCACTCTGCGGCAAGAATGGCCCAAGTAAGATTAAAGGATCCTACCTTTTGAATAGGATTAATTCAGTCTACCCAACTGATTTTCGCTTAAAACGCGATGCACTCATCGACATGAATATCGATGATTGGAACAGGGTGACCCTCTCTTGGGAATCCTTTGCTTCATCGGTTCTTACGAATCGAATGTTGAACCTTGATTTGGTTCGTACGGATACTGATCTGATCCTAACTCTTGATAAATTCAAGGTGTTTTGGGTCAACTATTGTTTACGGTCCTGTCGAAGGGATGGTAAACTTTGGGTTTTCCCAAATTTGATTCGGGCCATTAAAAGCCTGAAAACCCTATCTGCTTGGATAGGGTGGTACGCCGCTAACGAACGTGACAATACCCGACCAAAGGTATTACCGGAATTTCCCGGTTACGTTCCATACGAGAATCGTATGATCTTTCCCTGGTTTGGAGGGCATCTGAAGAGACTGGTAGATCCCTGGAAATTAACCCTGGGAATGTCTCTCACCCATGTTTTGGTACAAGCTCGTGTTTTTGGACGCGGCCTTCCCTGTGCATGGGGCAGCATTCTTGAAGATGCTGCAAAGGAAACTCTAACGGTCCTTACTACAGAATCAAGGAGAAATGATTCTGTTTATCGGTTGCTATATATGGCTTCCGAAAAGATCGGTTCATCCTATCTTCAAAAGGGAGCAAAAATTCCCCTTAATAGCCATATCTCGGCTACCAAATCTGCTACTCTAGACTCTACCTGTGAAAAGGGAGGACGAGTACGCGATTTATACCGGGCCGTCGAAGAATGGCGGCTTGCGGTTGACGTGGAAACGAACCCACGGGAGACAGTCTATGACTGTTACGGAACCCCTTTTTGGGAAGTCCAAAATGGTTTAGTTAAACCAATCTTACCGGGTGATCAACCTGGTACTGCCGTGTCTTATTTTAACGACCGGTTTGAGTATGGTCTGACCTTACTCGATTTTATTTACCCTTCAATTGGAGATCCTATTGAATGGGTTTTTGGGAATAAAATCCCAATTGAAGAGTGGGGATCACTCTTCGGTCCAAAACTTGGTCACTTCCTCCTAGCATTGGCTAGTGGTGATTTGCGTGAGTTTGGATCTTTTGAACCACCTCCAGATTTACACTGTGGTGGTATTCCCCTCTGGAAAGAGAAGGTAAACATTCGTTTTCAATGTTTTGAACCGATTCCATGTCGGTTCAAGGTTCTGGGGGAACCCGGCTTGAAGGCGAGACCATTGACAATCAATAGGTGGAGCCTTCTCCTGGTTCTTCAGAATATGAGACAGATGGTTGAGCCTGTCTTTCACACTGATCCACGTGTGAGACTCGGTTTTGAGTCACAAAACGTCCTCTGGGACCTTTTGAAATTTCTTGGAAAGCCAGGTGTTTTGCCTGATCCTTCTGAAATTTATTTTAATAACTCTGATTTCAAATCAGCAACAGATTATATGCCGTTGTGGGTTTTGGAATCATTGTGGTCCGGATTTATCTCTGGACTGAAAATCAAAGAGTCACACCCCTTTATGGTTTTCATCGAACTCTTATGGAGTCCTCGTGTCCTTCTTGTCGGGAAGGAAAGGAAAAGGGTCCTACAGAAGAGAGGATCCTTTATGGGAGAGCCTATGAGTTTTATCTCTTTGTCTCTCCTAAATCTCTGTTTTACTGAGATTGCTGGTTATTGTGATAAACACCGGCTTGATCAATTGGAAAAAATTGATCTTTCAGATTTTTACGAATCTCCAAGGTCGGAAGTTCCTTGTGGAATTGTCGGG